GGGTGCCATCCACGCTGTACTTGTTCTTCCACTTGTCGCCACCAACCGTCTTAATATTAGCACGGAGGAGAGCAAGCACGTGGGCAGGTGCACCACACCACTCATAGATAGCAATTTCGAGAGCTTGCATACGACGATGTACAGTCGTATCAAACCGTGCGAAATCACCCTCAAGAACGGCATAGCCAGGCAATCTCTGGACTGCCTCATGAACGAATTTGCCTATCGCAGCGTTATCGGCGCCACTTGTATAGACAGGACCATCAGCATTGCCGATGTTCCAACACTGAGCCAACTTCTTTGAAAAGTCATATATCCACGGAGCCACCAATACATTAAATTCGGTCTTGGCTCCTTGAATAGCTCGAGGTGCTAATTTGTCCACAGATTCACGACAGTCATCGGATGCACTGCTCTTCATCAAAGCTTCTATCTTAGTGTGCATTTCCTTCTGAGGCATAGTGCCGATATCAGCAAAACCATTGGCTCTCATAGACTCCATCACCTTTTGTTGTTTCAGGCGTTGGGATTTCGTGAACGTAGGACGTTCGTTCCAGGCAGCGAAGGAAGCGCCTCTGACACTCCTCCGCATTCCAGGCAGTATTTCATCAAGGTGAGTCATCACCCAGCGCTGAAATTTATCAAAATGCGCTGTGTCAAACTTGAGTGGATTGTGAAATATCTGCGGTTTAAGACTCCTCTCTACATCAGCACTCAATGCTGAATGGGAAGAGTTTTCCGGTACGACAGGAACAGCCATAGTGTTGACGATTCCATAAGGACATATCGGATCCAAGCGCTCTTTCTTAGCGGTGGGATCACGACACTCCAGTCGTGCTGTGACATCGAGAGTGGTAGACAACAACTCGGAAACAGACTTTGGCGGCACAGTAGAAGGCAATCGTGTTCCGGCCGCTAACGGAACTATACGAGTTGTTGGTGGAGACGAAGAACGATCTATCCGATAATTGTAGAACGGATCATGGGCCTGGTTGTTGTACCAAGCAAGACCGGTAGCCACAGCTCCAGCAACGCCAAAAGCCGCTACTCCAGCCGCGGCAACGACTGGGGCAACGACAGGAATGATGGCATGAGCACCAGCATACGACCCACCAGCGATGGTGGCAGCCGTAATCATTGCTGCTGCGACTTTCTTCCATGTCCACACGCGTTTAAACTTGAGAGCAAGCGCGTCTTTGTGGACCTCCAATGTTGGAAGCATGTCTTTGATGACACCGTGCAAAACTGCTGTTTCAAAACCAGCATTCTTCACAAAGCCAAGACACCCGGCGGCAAA